GGCTCAAGAAACTTTAATTTCTCCCGGCGTTCTCACAAGAGAGAACGACTTATCACAAATAACACAAGGTCCTGTTACTGTTGGTTTAGCATTGGTTGGTCCTACTGTTAAAGGTAATCCAAACATCCCAACTGTAGTTACTTCATATAGTGACTATGTTAACAGATTTGGTGGTTCATTTATTAGCGGTGGCGCTGCTTATGAATTTTTAACTTCTATTGCTGCTTACAATTACTTCCAACAAGGTGGTTCTAGTATATTAGTAACAAAAGTAGCAAGTGGTTCATTTACACCATCAACAGCTTCAGTATGGATATCTGGTTCTTCAACAACTACTCCTACAGCATCCTTTGTTTTAGAAACTTTAAACTATGGTTTACAAACTGTTAACACTAGTTCCATTTTATCAAATGGTGGTTTAGGTTCTGGTTCAATAGATAATGTAAGATGGGAAGTAAGAAATGTTAATCCAAAACAAGGTACATTTACTTTACTTATTCGTAGAGGCGATGATAACACAAACACTCCAGTTGTATTAGAAACATTCACAAATGTATCATTAGATCCAAACGCTCCAAACTATATTGAACAAGTAGTTGGTAACCAATCTAAAACTGTTGAATATGACGTAGATATGGGTGGTTGGTATATCAAAACATCTGGTGACTATCCAAATACTAGTCGTTACGTAAGAGTAAAATCAGTAAATGAAAAAACACCAAATTATTTTGATAACGCTGGTAATGTAGCTGTTAATAATATTAGTGGTGATGTATTAATTGGAAAAAGTTATTCTGGATCATTACCATTTGCTGGTTCTGGTTCTTATGGTGGTTCATTTAGTACAGGTACAGGTAATGATATTCCATATATTGGAAACACATTATTTGGTGATATTAGCAGCACAACCCAAGGTTTAATTAGCAGTATGTATGCTACAGCTAGCAACATTTTAGCTAACAAAGACGAATATGATTATGAATTACTAATCACTCCAGGTTTGATTAAAAACCAACACTCAGCAGTTACAGATTTTATAACTAACGCTGAAGAAAGAGGTGATTATTTTTATATTGCTGACTTAGTACCTTATAACTCAACAATTGGTACTCCAACAACAGTAGCACAAGGTATGGACACTAACTATGCTGGTGCTTATTGGCCATGGGTTCAAGTAGTATCTCAAGAAACTGGTAAATTAGTTTGGGTACCTGCTTCAACAATTATGGCTGGTGTTTATGCATTTAATGATAATGTAAGTGCTGAATGGTTTGCACCTGCTGGTTTAAACCGTGGTGGTTTAGGTGGTGTAATTCAAGCAGAAAGAAAATTATCTCCAACCAACCGTGATAACTTGTATGCTGGTAAAGTAAATCCAATTGCTACATTCCCTAACGTAGGTGTTACAGCATTTGGTCAGAAAACATTACAACAAAAATCAAGTGCTTTAGATCGTATCAATGTTCGTCGTTTATTAATTGCTTTAAAACGTTACATTGGTAATGTAGGTGAAACATTAGTATTTGAACAAAATACAACTGTAACAAGAAATGCTTTCTTATCTCAAGTTAACCCGTATTTAGAATCAGTACAACAACGTCAAGGTTTATACGCGTTTAAAGTAGTAATGGATGAAACAAACAACACAGCAGATGTAGTTGATAGAAATCAATTAGTAGGTCAAATTTACTTACAACCAACTCGTACAGCTGAATTTATATTGTTAGACTTCAATATCTTACCTACAGGTGTAGAATTTGGCGGATAATTAGATCATAAAACATGAATAATAAAAAATTACAAGAATTTAAAGACGACGCAGCCGCTGATAAAGCGGTTGCAGTTGTCGCTTCATCATTAAAAAATATATTACGTTCAGTTAGTAATAAAAAAGATTTTGCTCGTGTAGCTGAAGCTTTAATGAAATTTATGATCAATAATAAAGACATTTTAAAAACAAATGTTCCAAATGATCCTAACTACAAACAAGTTTTAGTTTACTTAAACAAAATGCAATCAGATACAGATTTCAAAAATCAAAAACAACCTGAACAACCAGTTGCGCAAAAATAACATTTATTAATATTTATACTAAACACATAATAAAATGGCAGTATTAGACCCTAACGAAATAATGTTTACCGCGTTTGAACCTAAAGTTCAGAATCGCTTTATAATGTATATTGGTGGTATTCCTTCTTACATGATTAGAAAAGCATCTTCTCCTTCATTTAACGCTGGTGAAATCATATTAGATCATATCAACGTTTATCGTAAAGTAAAAGGTAAAGTTAGATGGAATGATATGACTTTAGAATTATACGATCCAGTAGCTCCATCTGGTGCTCAAGCAGTAATGGAATGGGCTCGTTTAGCACATGAATCAGTAACCGGTAGAGATGGTTATAGTGACTTCTATAAAAAAGATTTACGCTTAGACATCTTAGGACCAGTTGGTGATGTAGTGGGTGAATGGATTATCAAAGGTGCTTATGTTAAAGAAGCTAACTTTGGTGAATATGATTGGGCAAATGAAGCTTATATCAGCCTTTCAACTACAATTGCTATGGATTATTGTATCTTGAACTACTAATCTAAAACATACTTTAAAATTAAGCCATCCTTTTGGATGGCTTCTTTTTTTCTTATATATTTATATATATAAAACAATAAAAACGTTATGGAACAAAAATTAAAGTTTCCCACAGAACAAATCGAATTGCCATCTAAAGGGTTAATATACCCATCTGATTCACCTTTATCATCAGGTACTATAGAAATGAAGTATATGACTGCTAAAGAAGAAGACATTTTAACTAATGTGAACTATATCAATCAAAATATTGTTATAGACAAGTTATTACAGTCATTAATCATTTCAGATGTTAAATACAATGAATTATTAGTAGGTGATGCTAATTCATTATTAGTAGCTGCTCGTATCTTAGGATATGGTAAAGACTATGAGTTTGAATACACAGATCCAGATACAGGAAACAAAAAAGATATTGTAGTTGACTTAACAACTCTAAATCCAAAACCAATAGACGAAAGTATATTTGTAAAGGGTAAAAACGAGTTTGAATTTGTATTACCATCATCTAAAATTCCAGTTACTTTTAAATTACTAACACAAGGTGATCAAAAAGCAATTGAAAAAGAAATGGCTGGTCTTAAACGAATCAACCCAAAAGCATCATCTGAAGTTACAACCAGATTAAAATACATGATTGTAGCATTAAATGGTGATAGAAGTCCAGCAACAATTAGAGAATTTGTTGATAATATGTTAGTTAAGGATTCACAAGCATTACGTAATTATTACAATAAAATCTCTCCAGATTTAGAATTGAAATTTAATTATGTAAAAGATAATGGCGACGTTGTGGAGGGCGTTAATATACCTCTTAATGTTAGCTTTCTTCTCCCTGACACCCGCTCATAGACCTATTATAATGGGTGAAATCCATGATTTAGTTTATCATGGTAAAGGTGGGTTCACGTATGACGATGTATATACAATGCCTATCCATTACAGAAAATTTCACATCCGTAAAATAAACGAGTTTATTGAGAAACAAAACGAAGAACGAGAAAAAGCGAGTGGTAAACAGACACTACAAAACACCGTAGCACGACCTAACATACCTCAAGCAGATTTCACATCTAATGTAAAAGCGCCTAAAAAATAGGGCGCTTTCATATTTATACACGTAATAACTTAATATGGCTTTAAATCCACTAACCCAGGCTCAACAAATATTAAAAGCGGAATCTGAAATTCTGCTTAAGAAAAAGTTGACTAATGAGGAGTTTTTAAAATTAATAAATAACACTGAAAGATATCTTGATCGATTACAAGATATTCAAGATGAATTAGAAGGTATTGATGAATATTATGGTGATTTAAAAACAAAAGCTAATGAAATATCTCAATACCAAAAAGGACAAATAGATTATATTGATGAAGTTAATACTATATTAAAAACTAGTAATGATCAATATGCTTTTACTGATGAATTGCTTAAAAAAATTAAAAAAAACACAACAGATACAGGTAAAGAAATATCAAATAGTAGAAAAATACAAGATCGATTGGTCGACGGTTATTCAACTCAGAGTGAATTGACTTACCAAATTAAAAAAAATAGTAATGTTATAAGTAATATTAGTAATTCTCGAATTGAAACTCTTAATGAAATAACAAAATTAGAAGAACTTTCAAAAAACTTAACAGGTGATGACTTAGAAAACACGGAAGCTGCTTTAATTGCTGCAAGAAAAGTATTAGAAACATATGAGGAACAAATTTCAGCGTTAAGTGGTATTAATATTAAGTTAAAAAAAGAAGGTGATGAAATAGATAAAATAGAGAAAAAATTAGGTATAGCTGGTAAACTAATGAAAGGTTTATCTAAAATACCTATCATAGGTGATGTTGTTAATTTTAGAGGAATTGAAGAAGTAATGAAAAAAACCGCTGAACAAGGTGGTAGCCAATTTAAAATTATGAAAAATGGAGCTAGTGCTTTTATGACAGAATTATCAGCCGCAGGTCCATTAATAGCTTTAACAGCTATATTTAAAATACTTCAATTTATAGGTGAGTCAATCTTTAAAGCAGATAAACGATTAGTAGATTTACAAAAATCGTTTGGTGCTAGTAGAGAAGGAGCTAAACAAATAGTAGATCAATTCCAACAAATAGTTGCTTCATCAACTAACTTTCAATATTCATTAGATGATGTAACTAAAACAATGACTGATTTAGCTACACAAATGGGATTTGTAGCTACATACTCAGACAAATTTACAAAAGATATTGTTGTAGCAACTAAAGGTTTAGGTTTAAGTGATCAAGAAAGTGCTGCTTTAGCTAAAAATGCTTTAGCATTTAGTGGTGATGTAGCTAAAACTAAAAACAATATATTAGGAACAGCTGTAGCAGTAGGCGCTGAAAATAAATTATTAGTTAACTCAAGAGAAATATTAGGTAAAGTATTATCTACAACTGGAACAATTAGAGCTAATTTTAGAGGAAATTTAACTGAATTAACTAAAGCAGTTACACAAGCTAAATTATTTGGTTTACAATTAGAAGATGTACAAAAAACATCTGAATCTCTTTTAAATTTTGAAACATCAATTGAAAACGAATTAAAAGCAGAATTATTAACTGGTAAACAATTAAATCTTGAAAGAGCTAGAGCAGCTGCTTTACAAGGTGATATGAATACATTAATGCAAGAACTAAATGTTCAAGCAGGTGGTTTTGATGAATTCATGAAAATGAATGTTATACAACAACAAGCCTTAGCTGAAGCATTTGGTTTTAGTAGAGCAGAATTATCAGACATGTTCTTTGAACAGAAAGCAATTGAAGGAATAAGACGTTTAGGTAATAATGAAGAAAAAGATAGTTTATTAGAACGATATAATGCTTTAAAAGCGCAAGGTAGAACACAAGAAGAATTAAACGCGGCATTAGGTGAAGAAGTAGCTCAACGTTTAGAAGCGCAAGCAGCTCAAGAAAAATTCCAAATTGCTATGACTAAACTTCAAGACGCAATTGGTTTAGCATTTAAAGATATTGATCCACAAGGTTTAGCGGATAAATTTAATAACATGGTTAATAGTGCTATTAGATTAGGAGATACATTTGATCGAATAGTAAAAGCAATTACAATTGGTTTAGCTGGAGCCGCGATTGGATATTTAGCTGGAGGTCCTTTAGGAGCAGCTATAGGTGGAATATTAGCAGGTGGTGTAGCTTATATGGCTGATGGTATATCAACACCTGGCTATGGAGATAGAGCATTATTAACACCTAAAGGTATATATTCTTTAAATAATAATGACACAGTAGTAGCAACTACTGAACCAAACAATGTATTTAAAGGTAATGATGTATGGACTGGACCTCCAGGATCATTAGGTAATAAACAATCATCAACCACTCCACAAGTCATAAATTTAGTTGTAGGTGGTAAAACAATCGCGGAATGGAACACAGCTTCAAATCAATTTGGTTCTAATTCTTCATTTGCTTAACATATTTATATAAAACAATAACATCATGGCATTATTAGACAAATTAAAATCTAGCAAGTACGGTTTGAAAGGACAACCAGGACCTAATTTTGAAAACATAAGTCAAAAAACAACGTCTGAC